GAACTGAGGGAGGCGCTGACCGCCGCTGGCGCGTCCGCCCTCATCCCCAAGATCATCGACCCGCAGCTCCTGGAGTACATGCGGCGCTTCTCACCCATGGTGCGGGCGATCCCCATGACCAAATGGGACGCGGACGTCTATTACTTCAACCAGCGCACCACCCTCGCGACCGGCGGGTTCGTGTCCGACGGCGGCGCAGTCCCCGTCTCCACCAGCACGTACGTGCAGAACAACTTCCAGATGAAGCACCTGCAGGTCGTCGGCGCGGTCACCGGCTACGCGCAGCAGGTCACCCGGCAGGTCATCGACGACCTGAGGCAGACTGAAATCGAGGGGGCCATTCAGGGTCTCCTGTGGGACATCGAAACCGGCATCGACTGGGGCAACTCCGCGTCCACGATCAACGGCGCCCGCCCCCAGTTCGACGGCTTGGACACCCTGGTGTCCACCTTCTCCGGGGCGACGCAGAACGCGCAGGACAAGGGCGGCAACACGCTCACCACGGCCATGTTCGATGAGGTCATCGACATGGTGCAGCAGAACGTGGCCATGCCGATCCTCGGCTCCAACTGGATGTTCGTCGCATCGTCCACCGCGCAGAGCAAGATCTCGCAGTTGCTGCAGAACCAGCAGCGGTTCAACGACAAGGTGGAGGTCGCGCCGGGTCTCATGGTCGACTCGTACCGCAACATCCCGATCGTGCTGACGTCGTTCCTGTCGCCGCGGTCCTACCAGATGGGCACCGTGACCCCCGGCACCTCCAGCGCCGGGACGTGGGGCGGCTCGTACACGCTGAACGCCACCTACCGGTACGTCATCAGCCCGGTCATCGCCCGCCAGGGTGAGATCCTGCCGGCCGTTGAGGTTTCGCAGGCGGTCACGACCGGCAACGCGCTGACTCTGACGTTCTCGACGCCGAGCGGCTCGGACGGCGGCCAGCCGATCTCCTACAAGGTCTACCGGACCGCAGCCGGCGGCGCGGCAGGCTCGGAGACGTTCCTCGGCTACGTCGATGGCACGGTCGGTCTCGCGGCTGACATGGTGACCCCGATCCTGACGACCGGGATCGCGGACACCGGCACAGCCCTGGTTCCCTACAACGGGTCCACGGTGCCCGGCACCCTGCCGACGGCGTACTACGGCACCAACACCGGCCTGTATCCGCTCGCGGCGGGCCTGGAGAACATCTACCTGATCTCCAGGGACCGGAACTTCGTGATCCGCCCGTACGTGCGTGAGTGCACTCCGCTCGATGTCTACCCGACCACGAGCAGCCCGGATACACTTCCTTTCGCTCTAGTCGATGACACCTGCCTGGCTGTCCGGGGCCCGAAGTACCTTGGCAGGCTGGCCCGGGTCGCGACTAGCGTCTGACCTGCGGTTTTAGCGGTTCCGGGTGTCCCTCGCAGTGGCTACTCCGCATTGCGAGGGACACCTCATTCCCCCTGAAGGAGGCCGCTGATGTGGCTCAGCAAGCACGAGGTCGGCGGCGGCTGCGCGGTCGGCCCGCATGAGTGGAAGAACGACGGCGACGTGACAGAGGTCCCCGACGACCTCGGTAACGACCTGCTGCGCCTCGGCGGGTACCAGGTCGCGGAAGCACCAAAACCAGCCAGCAAGGGGCGCGGCAAGGCGGTCAGCGACGAGGGAGACGGCAAGAAGGACGACGTGAGCAGCTAGTCCTGCGGGTAGTCCGGGTGGTCGCTGTAGACGGCGGCATCGGTGGTCAGTACTTCCTCTAGCGCCTCGCGCTTAGCGAACTCGAACTCGGTTTCATCGATGTGGGTGAAGTTCACCGCGAATGTCTCCCACATGCGGATGTGTGCCCGCTTGGCCTCGACCTCGCGGAGCACGCGGGCCGGGTAGCCGCAGTCGCACGGGAACTCAATCCGGCCATGAGTGGGCAGTGATTCGCAGGTCCGGGCATGGATCTCGCACCGGTCGCGATCGTCCTCGTCTAGCCGGGCAGCAATAAAGCCGGCAAGATCCGTCATGCAGCAATCTCCTTCAAGACGGCCTGCACTGTCGACAGGTTACGGCTGACTTCCTTCGCGATCTTGCGGTGCGACAAGCCGTCCCGGCGTAGGGCGACAATTGCCGCCCGCTCGTCGGCCGCTGTCGTCACGCCGCTAGCCTTCCACACCTGGCCGGGGGTGAGCCGTGGCCGACAGTGTGACACCTCTCTGCTCGGCCGCTCAGTTCACCGAAGGCGCGTTCGGTGACCTCGTGAAGGACTACAGCACTCAGGCTCTCAGCGACCTTCTGGTGGAGGCCACCCGGGAGTGCGAGTCGGAGACCGGCCGCCGCCTGGCTCCGTTCACGGGCCTGACGGAAACACACCGCGCCTCAGCCGTGGACCCCGACGAGTACACCGACTCAACGAACGTCCCCATGGACATTTACGGGACGCTCGGCCAGTCCTATGCCGCCAGCCTGGCCGTGACCAGCCTGGTGCGGCATTGCTGGCTGAACGAGTACGCGGTCCGCTACCCGGACCTGTGGCAGTACACCAGCGTCGACCAGCTCACGATCGTCCGGTCGTTCGGCGGGACCGAGAACCTGTCATCGTTCCAGTACCAGGGCCCCGAACTCGACTCGGGGCATGTGTGGTTCAACCTGGGCATGTTCATCCCGATCGGCTCCCTGATCCGGGTCACCTACTCGGGTGGCTACACCATCGCGACCCCGGCGGATCTGGTGCGCGCCAACAAGCTGATGGCGGCGTGGCTGGTGGTGCGGGAACTGGACCCGGAAGCCACCAACCACGACCCGGACCAGCTGCACACCGACGCGCTGATGATCTTGAGCAACTACGACCGGGCCTGACCGTGGCGACCGGCTGGAAACCACGCAAGTCAGCCCGGCGCCGGACTCACTCGTCGCGGGTGTGGGCGCACCGGGGCAGCAGGTCCAGCACAACGTTCATGGCGCACCGGGGCCGCAGCCAGTCAGTGTTCAGCGCGCACGGCTCCCGCGCCCTGACACCGATCACCGCGGCGTCCCTGGCCCGCGCCTCGGTAGCCGCGGCCAAGACGACGGCCAGCAGCAGCTACAAGATGTCCGCGGCGTCGAAAGCGAAACTGCGCGCCGAACTCCGCGCGGACGTCAAGGCGAAGATCGACAAGAAACTCAAGGGCAAGCACTACAAGGCCAGGCACTACAAGATGTCCGCGGCGTCCAAGGCGAAGATCCGCGCGGAGGTCAAGGCAGACATCAGCAGGAAGCTCAAGGGTCACCACCTGTCGGCCGCAGCGAGAGCGAGCATCCGGGCGAAGATCCGGGCGGACATGAAGAAGAAGTACGGCTACTACTGACCGGGCTCCCGGTGGCGGCGTTTCCACCGCCACACCTCAAGCCGGCTCATCGGATACCAGCCGCCTGCGCGTATCAGGCTGACAGGGCAGCGCTTCCAGAGGGCACTGCAGCCTCCGCATCGCCAGATACTCCCGATGGGCCCCTTAGCAGTCCACGTCTCGCACATGTGGCGCTCTGGCGCGGCGTAAGCAGTGCTGCCGCTCTCGTTGTCGTTCACGCAGCCAAGAATGCCAGCGTGAGGCGGTGACCCGTGGCCTACACCGGCATCAGCACCGTAGAGACCCGCGAAGCGGCCTGGCTGTGCGTCTCAACGGACTCGCTTCCGTCGCTGCTGACCGCCAGCGGCGGCCCGTGGGACGTGATCCAGGCCTTCTGGACGAGGACCCCGGCGACGCAGAAGACGCAGGTCTACGTCATGTCACTGGACCTCCAGGACGTCCGGTCGGCGAACATCCGGATCATGCCGCACTACGAGATCACCCTCGAACTGCACTGGCCGGTCCGGCAAACGTCCAGCCCGGTCGCGGAGCAGGAACAGCAGGCGTTCAGGAACGCTATCGACCTGCTGATCCAGCGGATCAGGGGCCCGCTCGGGGATAAGACGCACGGCGGGTTCCTGTCCGTCGGCGAGGATCCGCGCTCCCCGGGCGTGCGTGTGGTGATCGAGCCGCCGTGGACGACGATCCCGGCCGGCAAGGAACTCCGCGCGCTCATCACGTACTACGCAGACGACTTGGAGATCAACGACTGACCCGCCGTTCCGGCGCCGGATCGTAGCGGGTGCCAGCTCCCCGGCACCGGCCGGAACGACGTGGCCGGCGGCAGGCGTGACTCTGACCGCCGCCCTTGCACCGGCACACGGCCACGCGAATGGCCGGCCCGATCGACCTTACAAGGAGATCCCGTGCCTGACGTGCTCGACGTGTCGGTGCCGCTCTCGCAAACCACCAACGGCTCCGCAACCACCGTCACCTGGACCGTCATCTATGGCCCGGATGATCCGCCGACTGCTGCGGTGCCTGCCCGGCCCGGGCCGCCCCGCCCATTCTTTCCGCCTATCGAGGAGGCCGCATGCCCCGACAGCGAAACGACACCGGCAGCGTGCTAGTGGCCTTCGACCTGGACGGCGAGGCACGGAACATCGGACCGGGTGATGAGTTCGACTGCTCTCTCCCAGTGCCCGGCTGCACACCCGTGGACCCCCCCGGGGCGCGGGTACCGCCGGTCATCCGGCCTTCCGTCCCGGCCACTAAAGTGCACGACGACCCGGAGACGGGGGACCCGCGATGACCTATCTGTCCCGGCTCGCCAAGCTCGGCGGCGCCAAGGAAGGCACCCAGTACCAGTACACGGCGCCTGCCTTCAGCGTCCCGTTCACCAGCGCAAAGTTCAACGACAACATCGTCCCCATCCGGGACGAGTCGATGCGGGCGAACGATGTGAAGCTCCAGGGCATCAACCAGGGCCCGTGGACAACCTCATGGGAGATCGAGGCGAACGGCTACCCGGACCTGCTCGGGTATTTCCTCCGCGCCATCATCGGCCCCGACACGGTGACCGCTGGTGTGTCAACCACGCTGGCCTCAAACTGCGTGGCCGGGGCGACGTCGCTGTCGATGACCGCGAACCCGGGCAGCAACAGCATCATCCAGATCAATGATGCGACCGGCATCAACCTGGAATGGGTGCAGCTCGGCACCGTCACCGGAACCGGCCCCTACACCTGCCCCGTGGCCACGCCGGCCACAGGCACACGGTTCGCGCACACCGCCGCCGGCGGGGCTGTGCTGTCCCAGAGCACGCATGTGTTCACCCAGAACCGGACCTTCACCACGGTCTGGCCGACCTACAGCTTCACCACCGATGACGGTCAGGATCAGCTCGGCTGGCCCGGCTGTGTCATGTCCGAACTCGGCATCAAGATCGACCCGAAGGGGTTCATCACCTGCTCCCCGAAGTACATGGGGTTCCCGTCGATCACCGAGGCGACGTTCTCGTATGCGGCGTCGGCGGTGCAGCCGGTCGTCGGCTGGGGCTGGACCGTGAGCAACCCGGGTGCCTCAACGCGCGGGCTGACGATGGACATCACCCTCAAACGGGAGATCGAGGCCATCCAATCGTCGGATGGGACGCAGGCACCGCGGGAGATCTTCCCCGGCCCGCTGGAGCTGGACGGCTCCTACAAGGCGGTTTACGACAACGCCAACGACATGGCCAACTTCAGGCAGTACCTGCAGACCGGGACGACGCATCTGCTGACGCAGCCGGTCACCTCGGGCGGGCAGTCGCTGCAGATCGAGATGGCCAAGTCCGGCTACACCACCGGTGAGGCGGATCTGGGCTCGCTGTACGTGTCGCTGTCGCAGGCCGTCTCGGCGATCGGGAACACGAGTGACGGCGGCCTGACCACCGTGACCCTGAAGAACTACGTCAGCACCTCCTACTAGCAGGAAGTTTTCCTTACCGTGGCATACGCCAACCGCGTCATCACGAAGCACTTCACTGAGCTTGTGGAGCCCGGCGATGACATCTGGGTGACCATCCGCAACCCGCAGCTCATGTCCCCCGGCGAGTTCACGTCCAGCGAGGCAGACCTGGAGACCGGGCCGGACGGGCAGCCGGTCGCGAACGAGGCGAACAAGCGGGCCGTGAACCGGCTCGGCGCCAAGCTGATCATCGGGATGCGGGTGTATGACCCGACCGCCCCGATCGAACTGGACGACCACGGCAACCCGCTGCCCACCGCAGAACCGGTGCTGCTGCCGGCCAAGCCGGCAGCCGAGGACGTCGCGAAGTTGCCGATGGGAATCATCAACTGGCTGGCTCAGGAGCTGGCCAGGGTAAACCCTCAGCAGACCCCGGAGAGCCCGGGGGCTACTGGGAATCCGTCCTAGCACCCGCCGAGTCGATTTACGACGGGACGTGGGCGCAGGACTGGATACCGGCGGAGGTCCGCGACTTCGAGCTGATGGGCGGCCTGCGGATCGCCTGGTCCTGGTCGGAGCTGCAGGAGACCCCGGTGTATGTGCGGCGGTTCTGCTGGGACCTCAAGCAGATCAAGCAGCGGTGCATCAACCAGCGGACGGAGCGCGGCCGTGGTTAACAACGCTGCTGCGGAGGTGGCCGCGAACCTGCGGGCCATCCAGGCGCGCGCCCAGTCCGACGCCCCTATCGCCGCGGTGAAAGCGCTGACGGCAGCCGCTGAGACGACGGTGAAACTGGCGCTCACCGCCCGGTCCCACGCCAAGGGCGTGGGCATCCGGACAAACTCGCCGCCGGGCGCCCCGCCCGCGAAGGTGTCCGGGGACCTGGTGAAAGGCATCCACCGGACCCCGGCGGAGGCCATGGGGGCGGGCATGGCCTCCCAGGTGCTCGGTTCCACGACGGCCTACGGGGCTGTGCACGAGTTCGGGCCGGTCACGATCCGGGCGAAGAACTTTCCCCAGCTCGGCAACCCGGAGGTGGGGTTTTTCGGCCCGGTCGTGAAGATCCCGAAACGGCCATGGATGAAGCCGTCCGTGGAACTGCTGATCACCTCCGGGGCGGGCTCGAAAGCCTGCATGACCGCCTGGGCAGCCGCCATCTTCGCTTAGCTTCCCGGGGGCGGTGGGCGTCATCCCGAGTCTCCCCCCGGTCGAGCAGGTCTTCACAGTCTCCGCCGGCGAGTTCATGGCCGGCATCAGCGAGATGCTGGAAGGGGTCGAAAAGCTAGCCGCCGGGATCGATGAGGTGGCAGCTGCGGCGGACCGGCTGAGCGCGGCCGCGGATGTGGCCGGGGAGGCTGACGACCGGCTCGCGGCGGGGATCGATGAAGTCGCCGCGTCCGCTGACCGGCTGGCCGTGGCCGCGGACATCGCCGCCGATGCTGACGAGCGGCTGTCGGCGGCGGAGCAGCTCGCGGCGATCGACGCGGAACGCCAGGCCGCCGCGGTTGACGCGCTGGTCGCCTCGTGTGAGGAGACCGTCGCCGCAGTCGATGAGGCCACGGTTGCGATCGACCGGGAAACGGTCGCGCTGGAAGAATCCGGCGACGCCGCCAAAGACACCGGGGCGGAAGGCCTGGCCTTCGGCGGCATGATGAAGACTGCGCTGCTCGGGGTCGCTATCGCGGCCGGGATCGGGATCGAGCAGGCCGGGAAGTTCCAGCAGGGAATCACGCAGCTCCACACCCAGGCGGGGGTTGCCACCAGCCAGCTGGGCACCCTCAGCCAAGGGGTACTGAAGCTGGCGGGGGCGGTCGGGCAGGGCCCGGAGTCGCTGACCGAATCCCTGTACCACGTCGAAAGCAACATGGCGTCGCTGGGGATCTCCAGCGCGAAGGCCCTGAACATGGTTCAGGTCGCGGCCGAAGGCGCCGATGTGGGCCGCGCGTCCCTGGTCGACGTCACCAACGCCCTCACCGCCGCCGTCGCGTCCGGCATCCCCGGCGTACAGAATTACCAGCAGGCAATGGGCGCCCTGAATGCCACCGTCGGTGCCGGTGACATGCAAATGCAAGACCTGGCCGACGCGATGGGCACTGGAATGCTCGCCGTCGTGAAAGGCTACGGCCTTTCATTGACCGATGTTGGCGCCGCGCTGGCGACATTTGGCGACAATAACATTAGAGGGGCTAAGGCAGGCACCGATTTGCGGATGTCTGTGCAGGCCCTGGCTGTGCCGATGGCAACCGCAGGAGCGCAGCTCAGCGCACTGGGCATGAACAGCAAAACGCTCTCCACTGACATGGAGAACGGCGGGCTCATGAAAGCCCTAGACGACCTTACCAACCGGTTCCATAAAGCGGGAATAACCGCTAAAACCGAAGGTGAGGTAATCACCACCCTCTTTGGCAAGAAGGCCGGGGCGGGTGTGTCGATCCTGCTGGAGCAGATGAGCCGTCTCCAGTCCAAATACCCGCAGATCGAAAAGGCCGCTGGTGATTTCGGGAACGCCTGGCAGGGCCAGCAGAAGACTCTTTCCCAGCAGTGGGCCGACCTCAAAAACGGGGTGGACGCGCTTGCGATCTCGTTCGGGGAGAAGCTTCTGCCTGTGGCCACGAAGGTGGTCGGCGCGCTGGCTAAGTTTGCGAACTTCCTGGAGAAGAATCCGGCACTGGCTGCGTTCGCGGGGGCGCTCCTCGCGGTCGCAGCCGCGTTCAAACTCGTTGCTACCGCTGAGGCACTGTTCGACGCAGTCACCGATGCGAACCCGGTGATGCTGGTCCTCATGGCCGTGATCCTGCTTGCGGCCGGCCTGTACGAGCTGTACAAGCATTGCAAGCTGGTCCGGGATGCCGTGGCCGACGTCGGGAAGTTCTTCAAAGCCGCTGGCCACGACATAGCAGACGCCACCGATGCTGTCCGGGAAACGGCCATACGGGCCGGTCACGACATAGAAGCAGCCTGGCATGACATAAAAAACGGCGTTGATGCTGTCCGGGAAACCTTCATCCGGGCCGGTCACGATATAGAGGCGGCCCTCAATGCGGTAGCGAAATGGATTTCCGGTCACTGGAAGGAAATCCTCGCCTGGCTGGTCGATCCGGTCGGCATGGCGGTCTTCGAAATCCGGACCCACACGCACGAAATCGCGCAGGCGTTCGATAAAATGCGTCATGATGTCGCCGCAATTCTTGACGACGCGCGCCACGACGTTTCCGCCGCATTCGATGATGTGCGCCATGATATCGCGGCATTCGCTGACTGGGTGCCGCGGGAAATAGAGGACGCCTGGGATACAGCCCGCCACGACACCATGTCATTCCTCGATGGGCTGCGCCACGACATTTCCGCCGCGTTCGACTGGCTGGGCAGCACAACACGCTCGGTGATATCCGACGTGGTCGGCTTCTTTTCGAAGCTGCCGGGGGAGGCGCTACGTGAGCTGGAGGCCCTTCCCGGGCAGATGCTCACGGCCGGGAAGAACATTATCAACGGGCTGATTAATGGGATAAAGAACGCTGCGGCGGCCATTCCGGGCATTATGAAGGGCCTGGCGTCCGACGTGGAGAGCTACTTCACCGACCCGCTGAAGATGTTCTCCCCGTCGCGGGTGTTCTTCCAGCACGGCGTCAACACCCTCCAGGGGTACATCAACGGGCTGCGGTCGATGACCCCGCAGGTGCTTGCCGCGATGCACGAGATCGGCGGCCATGTCGCCAGCGGCGGGATCGGTGCTGCGGGCCTGGCCGTCGCCGGCGGCACTGCGGCCGGCGGGGGGACCGGGGGCGGGACGTCGATCGGGCCGATCACTCTGACCGTCAACGGGTTCGTCGGCAACCAGCAGGAACTGATGCAGCAGCTCTACTACCAGTTCCAGCAGATCGTGCTTCAGCAAAATCGGCGCAATAGCGTCAACGGCCTGTCCCTCACGCACCCGTAACCAGGCAGAGGGGGCGGGGCCGCCGTGACGTCTGTGATCAGCCAGTGGACTGGCGGGTTCTCCTACCTGTCCGGCTATTTCACCCCGGAGCCGGCTGGCCAGTCCGTTGACGTGCCGGTAAGCAACACAGGCGACAGTGACAACTGGCTGTTCGCGGTGTGCGCGTGGCAGACCCCCGCCACGTTCGGGTCCACCGTCGCGGTCGGCGACGACGCGCACAACTGGTGGGAACCATTGGGTGCACCCACCGGGACGAGTCCGGATGATGGGATCACCCGCTGCTCGGTGTGGGCGGCCCCGAACCCATCCGTGGCCGGGAACGTCTTCGTAAGCCCCAACGGGTACTGCCAGGCCCTCATCGCGTTCGTGTTCGAGGTTCAGGGCATGAGCCCGTGGCTGGACGTGCCCGGCGTGGTCACCGCGTACGCGAACGATGCCACCGCGCTGTCCGGGCTGGCGCTGGCCGCCCCGGGGTCGCAGGCGCTGGTGCTGTCGGTGTGCGCGACGGACAAGACCACCGCGACCGTCACCGGGCCGGGCGCCGGGTGGACGGCGCTGCCTGCACAGTCGTGGAGCAACGGTGTTGACCACACCTCCGACATCACCATCGCCACCAGCTATCAGGTCACGTCCGCTGCGACCGCCGCAGCGTACACAACAAGCGGGACCGCGGACCTGGCCGGCCTGATGGCCGCGGTGCTGATCAGCCCGGCGGCACCGTTCGCCCCGTCCCAGACCTGGCCGCACATTCAGTTCCAGCTCGGCTTCGGGGCCGGGGTGCAGACCCCATGGGATCAGGTCACCTGGACGGATGTAACCGGCCGGTTCCGGGGCATGACCACCCAGCGCGGCAAGCAGTACGAGCTCGATTCGGTGCAGGCGGGGACGGTCAACATGACCCTCTCCAACAATGACGCTGCGCTGACCCCCGAAAACAGTGCGTCCCCGTACTGCCCGGATGTCACCGTCTACACGCCGGTCCGGGTGCTGGCGACCTGGCCGCCGCCCCCGGCCGCCGGCGCGAAAACCTATGTGGTGTTCCGCGGGTTCATGGAACGCTGGCCCCTCGCCCTGACCAGCAGCCGGTATCAGAACACGGCCGGGGTCGCCACCGACGTGTGGGCGCTGATGACGCCGCTGCTGAACACGATCACCCGCGCGGAGATCCTCCTCGATCAGCCGTTCGCCTACTGGACGATGAGCGACGCCGCCGGGGCACCGTACGCGGCGAACCTGGCCCCCGGCAACATGAACCCGCTGCAGGTCATCCAGTCCAAGTACGGGATCGGGTCAAGCACTGTCAGCTTCGGGAACGACCCATCGGATCTGATCATCGGTGACCCGTCCGGCACCGTGTGGGCCCAGTCGGGGCTGACCAGCGGGCAGGGAAGCGACGGGTACGCCCTCGTCTACAGCGACTCCGGGCTCCCGTCCCTCGCTGGCGGGGTGACGGCCGAAGGCTGGTTCCAGGTCTCGAACTCCAACCCGGCAGTGGTCGGGTGGACGCTGATCATCCTGAAGAACACCGCCACCCCCATGTTCAAGGTGTGGGTCCGGGCATCCGACGGCGCGATGATGGTCACCGCCTGGGACAAAACCACCCACGTGAGCACGAACACTGTCGTCAACAGCGCCCAGTCGTGGGCGGACAGCACCTTCACGCATGTTGCGCTGCTGCTGACGCAGACGACATGGCAGGTCATCCTCGACGGGGGGGCGTTCCCCGGCGCGTCCGGGTCCTGCAACCTGGGCAGCACCTGGGCGTTCACCGACTTCGGTGGTGAAGCTGACCGGCTGTTCAGCGGGAACATGTTCAACGGGCAGGTCGCGCATCTGGCGATCTTCCCCCGGCTGCTGCCGAACGCCCGGATCGTCTCCCACTTCTACGGGACCACCGCCGGGTTCGGCAGCGGGCAGGAACTCGCCGGGGCGCGGATCGAGCGGATCCTCGCTGACTCCGGATGCTTGCAGCCGCGCAGCATCGGGGTGACCGTTGACGCGGTGCAAGGCGCCCTTGACATTCAGGGGCAGGCCACCGGGCAGAACGTCACCAACATCGCCGAGTCGGAGAGCGGGCTGCTGTACGCGGACGCGGCCGGGTACCTGTGCTACACACCCCGCCGCGCCGGATACAACCTCGGGTCGTTGTGGACTGCTGGGGAGATGGCCGGGCAGCCGTTCAACCTCAACCCAACGTTCGCGGGCCTGCTCGCGCCGTGGACCGCCTACCAGGGGACGATCACGCTGACGCAGGCGCAGGTGTACGGCGCCCCCTACTCGGCGCTGCTCACCCCCAGCCCCAGCGTCACGTTCTGCGAGATCCTCGACGCGCCGGTGCTGGTCACCGCCGGGGAGGAATACACCGCCTCCGCATGGGTGTACTCGCCGGCAGGGTGGGGAAGCGTCCAGATCGGTTTCGACTGGCAGGCCGCCGGCGGCGGGTACCTGTCCACCTCAACGGAACTGTTCCCGGTGCAGGCCGGGCAATGGACATACCTGACCACCACCCAGACCGCCCCAGCCGGGGCGGTGAGCGGGGAAATCCGGGTCGGGGAAGCGGGCAGCCCGGCACCAGCGAACATCCTGTACGTGTCACAGGCGGCCATGACGGCCGCGTTCCAGACCGAAGCGCCGTACCAGGCTGACATCCAGTTCGACTACGACCCCAGCCAGGTTTACAACGACATCACGCTGACCCAGTTCGGGGCGCCGCAGGAGATCGGCGGGGCGGACATCTCCACCGTCACCGCGATCACATCCCCCGCCTCGATCAGCGCCTACGGTGACCAGACGCTGCAGGAAACGATCTACCTGTTCAGCGCGGCCACCCAAGGGGACCTCGCGAACTGGATCCTGGGCACCAGCGACCAGCCGTACATCCGGGTGTCGCAAATGACGTTTGACCCGAGCGCGAACCCGGCGTTGTGGCCGATCGTGCTGTCCGCTGAGGTCGGGCAGGTGATCACCGTCAACCGGCGGCTCGGCGGGACCCTCACCGAGATCAGCGGCCAGTTCCAGATCCTCAACGTCGCCCACTCGACCGCACCCGGGCGGTGGACGACCCGGATCATGGCGGTCGCCTACCTGAGCAACGTCCTAACCTGCGATGACCCGGACCGGGGTCAGCTTTCGGGCTCCAACGTCCTAGGTTTCTGAGCTGGCAAGTGGCTCACTGAGTGCCACTTGCCAGCAGATCTCTGTGCCGTCGTCTGCACTCGCGCGTTCCCGATCTTCGCGCCCTCGGGGAGCCTTTCGCGGAACACCTCCACGTAGCCCATCCCGTCATTCTCTCACCGCGGCCGGGGGTGATGCGGGATGCCGATTCCCCCGTACCCGGTCATCCCGAACCCGCGCACCTGGGGGCTGAATGGCCCGGAACCCGTGCTCGTGCCCGAGCTCCGCAGCGACGTAACCAACGCGGTCACCCTGCTGGAAAACCCGCCGCTAGTGATGCTCGGGCAAGGCGGCACCGGCCAGAACATCACCAACATCACCGAAACCGCTGTCGCGATGACAGAAGAACTGACCGACCCGTGGGGGATGCACAACGGGGCGACCACCGCCCAGGTGTACCCGCCGCTGCCCGGCTGGTACCTAGTGTCCTCAGCGGTCCCGACCAGCGACATGACCGCCGGCGGTATCCAGGTCGCCGGGATCGTGGCTGTCCAGGGCGGCGGGGCCGCCACCTATTTCGACGGCGGCAAAACCCAAATGGAGACCGGGTTCTCAGCGCACCCGACCGCCAGCAAACTCGTCAAGATCACCGACCTGGGCACGGATTATTTCGCGGCCTCCACCTACCAGTCGTCCGGGTCAGCGCAAGTCCTTGAAATCACCACAACGAAGTTCCCGATGCTGCACGCCCAGTGGGTCGCCGCGGTCACCGGGACGACCGGGCTGCCGGTGCCGGACCCGTCAGCGTGGCCCGTGCCCCCGGCGTACGTGACCAGCTCGTTCCTGAACACGAACATCCGGGACACGATCAGATTCCTGAGCTACCCGCCGATCGTGGAGGTCTCCAGCGCCGGCAGCCAGGCGATCCCGAACGGGGGGATCGGCGTGACCGGGACCGCGCTGACGATCCTCACCAGTGAGCTGATCGACAACTACAGTGCCTTCGCCGCCAGCACGTTCACAGCCCCGGTCGCGGGCTTGTACTGGATGTACGGGCAGGTCTGTTTCGCTGAGGCGGGGGTGACGACGGGGATCAGCCGCGGTGCTGGCCTGACGGTCACCAGCTCGAACTATGGCGGGTCCGCGGTCACCCTGTGGGGATCATCGGAGACCCCGTCAACAGGGTCGAATGCGGCGATGAACCTGGGTCATACGTCGATCGTCCGCCGGTATCTGCGGCTCAACGCCGGGGACACGGTGCAGCTCGCCGCGTACAGCAACGATTCCGGCGGGTC